GCCGCTCGAGGAGTGGTATTATCATGTATACCCTACTGACCTGCCGCACTTAAAAAACCGTATCGAAAAGCGCCACAGGGTAAAACTGCGCGAGCAGCTGATCGTGGCATACAACAGCCAGGACCGCGAGCTAACGCAAAACCTACTAGACGAGCTGCAGGACCACGACGAGAGCTACGTAAATAGGCCTTACAATAAAACGGCTGTAGAGCTGTTTAAAAACCAGGTGGCGCGAAATAGGGTATTTGCTAAATAAAAGTAACGCGCTAGTGCTACAATTATGGTATGGCAGCATTTGAGCTAGGCAGCATAATTGCCCGTATAAAAGCAGACACCACCGACTTTAAAAAGGGCATGGACGAGGCCCGCCGCGACGGTGGGCGTTTTAACGGTGCCCTGGGTGCTATAGCTACAGGTGCTAAGGTGGTAGCAGGCGCAGCGATCGCTGCAGGCGTGGCTATCGGTGGTATAGGCGTATTCGGTATAAATTCCGCTGCAGGCCTAGAGAGTACCCACGCAGCATTTACCACAATGCTTAAGGACGGGGCCAAGGCCAGCGCCCTAATGGACGAGCTAAATACATTTGCCGCCCAGACACCTTTTGAATTCCCCGAGCTCGCAGACGCGGGTAAAAAGCTGCTCGCCTTTGGCGTAGCCAGCAATGATATAGTGCCGCAGCTTACTAAGCTGGGCGATATTGCTAGTGGCCTGGGTATTCCCCTGGGCGAATTATCGGAGCTTTACGGTAAGGCAAAAGTACAGGGCCGCCTGTACATGGAGGACGTGAACCAGCTAACGGGCCGCGGTATTCCAGTTATACAGGAATTTGCTAAGCAGTTTAAGGTAAGCGAGAGCGAGGTGCGCGGGCTCGTAGAGAGCGGTAAAATAGGCTTCCCTGAGCTGCAAAAAGCTATAGACGGTATGACCAGTAGCGGCGGCCAATTTGAGGGCGGTATGCTGCGCCAGAGCAAGACCTTTAGCGGCATGATAAGTACATTCCAGGACAACCTGGGCGCTTTTGCTCGTAAGCTCGTAGGCATGAACAACGACGGCACCATAGTAGAGGGTGGCATTTTTGATAAGGTCCGCGGAGCGCTGGCTGGCCTGCTCGACTGGCTAAACGCTAACGGCAATACAGTTATTAGCGTAATTACTGGGGTAGTTACCACCGTAGTAGACGGCCTAAGCGCTATGGTGGGCTGGATAAGCGACAATATAGTGCCAGCACTCGAAACGGCCTATAACTGGCTCGTAGAGAACTGGGGCCCTGCGCTGCAGGAATTCGGTAGCTATATTACTGAAACGATCGTGCCCGCGCTGCAGACATTTGTAGAGGGTATAGGCTACCTGCGCGACGGCTTTACTAACGGCACTACAGATATGGGCGGCTTTTTCGGAGCAATGCAAAACCTAGGTGCCTTTATCGGTGGCGTATTTAACACCGTCGTAGGGGTCCTAAAAATGGCCTTTGACGCACTATGGCCTAGCATAAAAGCGCTGTGGAACGTGATAGCAACCGAGCTGCTGCCTGCACTTATGAACCTATGGAACGCTATAGCCCCTGTACTAATTCCAGTGCTGCAGGTTATTGGCGCGATCATTGGCGCGGTAGTAGTGGCCGCTATGTGGGTCCTGATTAACGTAATACGCATAGTAGTAAGCGTCGTAAGCGCCCTGGCTAATGCCTTTGCCTGGGGTATTAACTTTATACGCGGTGTAGTAGGCGGCATAGGTAACTTTATTGGCTCGGTATTCGAGGGCGGCATAAACTTTGTACGCAAACTATGGGACGGCCTCATAAACTTTATTAAGGGTATACCTGGTGGAATTGCCGCAGGGCTTAGTGGCGTAGGCGACGCAATTATGAAACCATTTAAGGCCGCCCTGGACTGGATAGGCGAAAAAATGGAGTGGGCTAAAAAACAGCTAGACAAGCTAAACCCATTCCACCGTAACAGCCCTAGCCTTATTGACTGGATTACTAAAGGTACCGACGTTATTAAAGACCAGTACGGCACGCTGTACAGCGCCCTCGGCGATATGCAGATAAGTGGAGTAGACCCAGCCGTAACGGGCGACCTAGCCACCACTGCGCTATCCACAGCGGCTGCAGGCACGCCTATAGAGGGCCGCGGTGCCAGCACGGGCGATACCTTTATTATTAAAATGGACGGTATACTCGCAGAGAGCCCAGCAGCAATGCGCCGCCTCGGTGGCCAGCTGATCGAGCGCGTAAATGAGGAAAAGCGAGCCCAGGGTAAAAAGGAGATAGGTAGCTAATATGGCCATGGTAATTAAATTAAACAGTGTAACGCTGCCGAAACACGCCAAGCTAAAGGAAAAGACCAGCGACCAGATCGCTAAAAACCGTGCCCTTAGTGGCGAGCTTACGGTGGACTTCTGGGCCTCTATTCGCGCCTGGTCCGTAGACTTCCCTATTTTGGATATGGCCGACTGGGACGCAATGCAGGCTATTTACATGAGCCAATACGTTACTGGCAATATGGTGCACCTCGAAATTATAAGCGACGACGTAAACGTAGACACCTACGGCTTTATGGCTGCGCCTGAGCGTAATATACGCTGGGGTGGCCAGGTAGTAGACGGCTTTGGCTTTGACATCGAGGAGGCCTATGCAAACAGTTAGCACCGAATTTACCACGCGAACTAATAACAGGGTCCGCAAATTAAAGGCTGCCGCGCAGATCGCTTTTACAAAAACGAAAAGCCTAACCACCCAGTATTTTACTGTTGGCATTAGCACTGTAGGCGGTCCCGACCCAATAGGCCCACCTGACAACGTAGGCGATATTACCGAGTGGGATAAATACGAGTATACCGACTATAGCAGCCGTATTTTAAGCATGGAGGCTACCCACGAGCAGGATATAACTGGTAACTTTACTATGGCTATCGCAGACGTAGAGCTGCAGAATACCGACGACTTATTTACGCCAGACGTAGACCCTACTATAGGCGCATTTGTACAGAGCCCCCGCAGGCCGCTGCGCCTGAGCGCTGGCTTTAACACGCAGACGGTCCCTATATTCGTAGGGCTTACCGAAAAAGCGCCCAGCCTGAGCGAGGACAAAAAAACAGCGAAATTCCACGCGATCGACTTTATTAAAAGCATTAGCGAGATAAAAATAACCCAGTCCGAAATGTACGTGGACCAGCGCATAGACCAGGTAATTAGCGACCTGCTTATTACGTATGCTGGCCTGGCCACTACGCAATTTAGCCTAGACCCTGGTATTAGGGCGGTCCCATTTATCTATTTTAAAAAAGATACTACCCTAGGCAAGGCTATACAGCAGCTGGCCCAGAGCGAGCTAGCTACGTTTTTCGAGGACGAGGCAGGCGTGCTGCGCCTATGGAACCGCCAACACCTTACCGCCAACACTACGCCGCTATGGACATTTAACAGGGACAATTGCCGCGAGATACAATACCCAGACGCTAAAAATGTAATAAATACGGTAGAGGTATTCGGTAATGTGCGAAAGGTCCAGGCCAACCAGAAACTATGGGAGCTGGCCAGCGCTACTAAGGTCCCGCCTGGCGGCACGCTTGAGCTTTTTGGAGATTTTAAAGACGACTACGGCGACCTGCCAGTAACCACCATTGACACCCCCGTATATTTGAGCGGGGCCACTACTAGCTACTACGCTACAAATACAGCCCAGGACGGTACGGGCGAGGCTGCGAACACTTATATAAGCGTTACCAGCTTTAGCCAATTCGCCACGGGCTTTAAGGTAGTATTTACGAATACCGCCGCCTACGAAATTTACATAAACGCCCTAGAGATTTTTGCGCGACCCGCCAAGGTAATTAGCGAAATATACACTTTTGCCCAGGACGCTACCAGTGTAGGTAAATACGAGGAGCAGCCCTATAAGATTGAAAACGATTTTATACAGAGCGAGGCCTTTGCAAAAACACTAAGCACTATGCTGATCGCAGACCGAGCTAACCCTAGCGGGGTCCGTGAGATCGAGGTAACGCGTGGCGTGCCGCAGCTGCAGACTGGCGACCTCGTAACCTTTGACGACGGCAAAACTAGCGGCACCTACTACGTGCAAAAAAAGACCACCAGCGTAGGCAAGGGCGGCCTGGTCCAGGTGCTAACACTCGTAAAGCGGACCATACAGAGCTACTTTACTGTAGGTATTAGTATGGTAGGCGGTACCGACGTAATTGCACCATAGTAAAATTTAAAGCATTAGTGCTAAAATATAGCTAGAGGATAATATGCCCACAATAACAGATAGCCAACTCGACGTACTACTAAAC